TAAAGGGAAGTTTAGACAACTGCATGATATCATTGAAGAAAATAGGTATTGCAATCATTAAGGATTTAGGATAGAACGGGAAGCATAGACAAAACAGACAATTAGAGGCGATAGCTAATGCCCGTTATTATCATTCACAGCAAACCCCCTGAAAAACATAGTTTATTCACTAAAATAGGTGTAAATAGCCGATATCTAACGGTTTTATGCCTATTTATGCAAGTTATTGATATCATTAAGGTTCTTAAACCCACGATATCATTAAAGAATATAAAGTTCAATGATATTAAAGGGTTGGCAAGTGCCTAAGATCATTAAGGAAAATAAAAGATGAATGATTCTAGAGGCTTAGCTAAGTGGTTGATTTCATTAAGGAAGTCCCGACCCACCCCCCCAAAAATCCAACTACAGTTAGAATACAGACACACAGACACATCACTATTTCATAAGCCCGTTTTATTTTTTGGAGGTTAAAAACATGCCCGTAAGAAAAACACCAAGTGGAAAGTACAAGTGGGGTTCTAGTGGAAAAGAATACTCAACTAAAGAAGCAGCAGAACGCCAAGGTAGAGCCATCAAGGCAAGCCAAGGCAAGAAGAAGAAACCAAGTAAATCATCAGGAGGATTAAAGTATGGAAAACGTGGAAGCTACTAGCGTAGATACCAATGAGAGCAGAGATGCTATCAACGGTAAGTACCAAGAGCTGTGTACTCAGCGAGGATCACTTACGCATCAGATAGATCGGCTATCTAAGCAACTATTAATAGTGGACACTCAGATCGACGGGTTGGATATTGCCCTCAGTGTGGTAACACAGCTAGAGGCAGGAAGTCCTTCGCCGGAAGCGGGTAGCAATGGAGAAGCCACATCGGCTAACCCCTCTTCCGAATCTCAGTAAGGAAGAAGCCCAAAAGGAAAAGCTCAACAAGTTGTCTGCTCAGAAGAAGATGCAGGTAACTAGGGTTGTGCCAAGCTCTCAGGGGCTTGTGTCTGACTTCATGTCTTTGCTCCATGTGGAGATGACCAAGTTGGCATCGAGGATAGGTACGTCTGTCGAGTGTTTGGACGAGAATGAATCCAAGCACTTGTCTAGGCTTATAAACTCGTTGGACAGGTTGGTGCGGATAGAAGGTGAAGTGCGCGGTTTGAGTGAGGTAGATAAGATGGACGATAAGGAATTGAAGAGTCGTATTCAGAAAGCGGTTAAGTCATTGAAGATGAGTGATAAGGATTTAGATAAGTTAATTAATAAGTAACACCCACCTCACTGCCGCCTCAGCGTGTTACTTATCTAATAGATATTTATATATATACTTTGAAGCATCTTGTCAATTAGAAAGGTCTAAATTGGAAGAGGAACTAGACATTATTATTAGGGAGGCCATACAGGATGACCTACCCCTCATCTACAACAGTTGGCTGAAGCAGTATAGGGAGAGTCCCTTCTCCGTGGGGGTGGTGAACAGTGTCTACTATTCGCAGCACCGAAAGATCATAGACTGCCTGATCGAGCGTTCAGTGTTGCGGGTTGCCTGTGATGCCGCGAGTCCCACGAAGATCTATGGGTGGGTGTGTGGGGAGGTCTATGACCCACTTGTGTTACACTTTATCTATGTTAAGAAGAAGTACAGAAAGAAGGGGATTGGGGAGATGCTCCTGAATGAATTTGGATGGAGAGAGGCTCCGCACATAATCACTACCCACTTTATGAAGCACAAGCGTAAAAAGAGCAAAGAGGAAAATAACATTATATATAATCCTTATTTGCTGTATATTTATATGAAAGAAGGAAAAAAAAATGAAACTTAAGAAGGTTCTATTCACTGATACTGTAAGGCTCAAGCACGGAAAGAACACCCGCATCGCAACTATAGAGGATGCACAAGGTTGGGGCGCTGACTACATCGAACTGCAAGTGCAAGATCGAATAGTCATTGTTCATAAGAACCATGAGAGTACCTGTATTCCTTTGGAGAACGTAACTTCTTTTGAGACTTTGAATGAACCTGCGGTGAGTGAGTTCAAGAAGGAGGCTTCCAAAAATGACGAACAAAAAGGAAAACAGGTTACGCGAGGAGTCACCAAGAAACACACCAAAGCCAAAAAGAAAACTACTACCCTTCGAGCGCTTCAAGGAAATTGATTGGAAAATCTTTATGCCTGTGGAGGAAAAGATAAAAGTTGGCAAAGAATAGGGATTATGAGGTTAATGGTATAGTTATAACTGACTGTCATATCAGAGCAGCAGAGTACAACAGCTCCGGTATACCGTCTATGACAGATGATGAAGTTCATCGTATAAGAACACAGGTAGAGGGGAAGATGCCGAAGGCTCTTAAGGACATTATCTGTATGGTCAAAACTACAATAGGGGGAACAGTGTGGAAAGTATGTCTAAAGAAACCCACATGAATCCTATAGAAGCCCGTGAGGTACTCAAGGAGTACGTCAAGCGATTCGGCGAACCACCTCAAAAGGAGAAATCCCTCAAAGCCACAGAGAGGTCTACTCAGTTCTATAAGGATTGCTTCGACAAGCAAGTGGCCTTCATAAGCGACCCTGCAAAGCTCAAGACTGCCCTGTGTTCGCGCCGCGCAGGAAAGACACACTCTGCTGCGGTTTATCTCTTAAAACAAGCCTTAGAGAATCCTGAGAGCGAGGCAGCCTATATCGCTTTGACTCGTATCAATGCCAAGCGCGTCATGTGGCCTAAGCTGAAGCAGCTAGACCGCAAGTATAGTATGAACATCAACTTCAATAACTCAGAGTTGACTGCATATCTCCCCAACGGGAGTGTCATATATTTGACGGCAGCGAATGACCAAGCAGATGTAGATAAGCTCAGGGGGAGTGCATTTGTACTAATCGTCATTGATGAGTGCGCTTCCTTTGGGCCTCATATGGATGAGCTTGTGGAGGAGGTCTTGGAGCCTACACTGATCGACCATGATGGAACAATGTGTCTCATAGGAACTCCGAATGCTGCTTGTGCGGGTATCTTCCATAGGGTCACCACAGTGGAGGATGGAGATTACAGCAACCACCATTGGACTATTCGGGACAACCCCCATGTTCCCCACGCAGATGAGTGGCTAGAGCGACGAATGATGAGAAGGGGGTGGGATAATGACCATCCCGTCTACCTACGTGAGTGGTGCGGGAGATGGATTCGGTCCGCAGACAGTTTGGTTTATAAATTCGACGAGGCTGTTAATTTGTACGACTCCCTCCCCACCATTGATTATGACTTCGAGTATATACTTGGAGTGGATTTGGGATTCAACGATGCAAGTGCGTTTACTGTTTGTGCCTTTAATAGGTACCTTCCTACTCTCTATCTTGTCTACGAAATGAAAGAAGTCGGGATGATTCCGGCAGTAATCGCCAAGAAGATCCAACAACTCATGGACGAGTATAAATTCATCAGAATTGTAATGGATACCGGAGGTCTTGGAAAGAGCATCGCTGAGGAGTTCCGTATCCGTTATAATCTCCCCGTCTTCGCCGCAACGAAACATGACAAGTTTAGCTACATTGAACTTCTTAACTCTGATCTCCGCTCCGGGTTCGTCAAAGTCCCACCGAACAGCTTGTTGGCAGGTGAGTGGGGGTTGTTGCAGTGGCAGGAGGATAGAAAGTCCGAAGATAAGAGGTTTGAAAATCATCTGTCTGATGCCTTTCTTTATGCGTGGCGTGAGTCCAAACACTATTGTAGCGAAGAATTGCCATTTAATCCAACCTATGGAACACAAGAATATTGGAAAAAATATTGGGATGATTGGGAAGACGATGAGATAATAAAAGTGAAGAAGGAGGAAGAAATGGATTGGTGGGAGAATTTATGATATTAAAAAAAACGTCTAAGCTATTGGAAATGATGGAAAACACAGGTAAACTAGATGAGTTTCTACGGACTCTTCGTTCAAACGGTGTTCAGGAAGTTACCATTGGAGAGATAAGTTTGAAGTTTACTCATTTTGTTTCTCTCCCCGCAGAAGGTGTTAGCAAGTTCATTGATACTCAAGGGGATAATAAGCTGAGTGCTGATGAAGAAGAAGAATTATTATATTATTCATCGGGAGGACGATAGATGGCAGACCAAAGTCCACTAGCCGATCAGGCAGCATTGGATACACTTCAGAAGCTACTTGCTCAAATAGACGCTACTGAAAATATTGAATTAGCAGATAAGGTCTTGGAATTGGTGTTCTCCAATAACACGGCTAGTAAAAACTTTAGTGTAAATACACAAACCGGAGAAGGAGATCGTACAACCAACGCTCCGGAGTGGTATCAGAAGCAAAAAGCGGAAGCACAGGCACCGCCCCGCATGGATCTTGTACCTTTAGTACCTGAAGAAGAGCCGCCCCTTCCACCTATTGCGACTGAACCTGATGAGGTGATTGCCACTCCACGCGAAGATGCTGCATTGGATCGTAGAATCACTACGGAGAAGCAGGGGCGTTTGGAGAGGGAGATTGAGTCTAGAACATTTCAAGCTTCTGACCCTCAAGCAAGGTTAGACGAATCGGTAGGGGAAGAAGCATCTCTTGCCAAGAAGAAATTAGAAGAGAAGGATTCGTGGTCAGTAACACCATCTCTACCATCAATGACTGTAGAGCCGTCTAAGCCTACAAAAGATATCCAAGAAAAAATGGATGCAATGCAGCAGGAAGCTGAGGAAAAGCAAATAGGGGATATTCGTGATGCATCTTTAGATTTAATGTTACAGAAAAATGCCGTTGAGGCAGATATACTTACTGAAAAGTTAAATCAGTCTAGGCTAGACCTGCAGCGCTTGGAGACAGAGTATAACGAAAGTATGATGAGTCTGACTCCGGCTGAGAGGATTAAGTATGGTTTCTAAAGATAAATTCAATACCTTTTGGTGGCAAGCGGATGAGGAAAATATATACACATATGTTTGGGATGCGGCAATGTACATTGCTGACAACCAACAGTACCGATCCTATGGCGATCTGAGACACCTGCGTCTTTATGGCAACTTGCCGATTGCAGGTCTAACCGCTAACCAATACGCGAGAGCGCCTTCGACTTCATTCAGTTCGGACTCACGGCTTACCCTGAATGTCGTTCATTCCATGGTTTCTACAATCGTATCAAAGATTATGCGAAACAGACCCCGTCCTTTATTTCTGACAAGCGGGGCAGACTATTCGATGAAGAGAAAAGCTAAACTTCTCAACAAGTTCACACAGGGCCTATTCTATGCAAGCGATATCTACGAGGTAGGCGAAGATGTGTGCCGTGATGCTTGCATATTTGGTACAGGGTTTATGAAGATCTACGAGAACGATGGCAACATTGTGGGCGAGAGAGTATTCCCCCATGAGATTCTTATTGATGATGCTGAAGCTATTTATGGGACTCCCCGGCAAGCTTTTCAAAGGAAGCAGGTGAACCGGGAAGTTCTTATTGGCCTGTATCCTGAGAAGGAACAGGAAATTCTCAGTGCAACGATGGAGCGAGATGGAAGTTCCACCATGGCAATAGCCACCCATGTAACGGTAATAGAAGCATGGCATTTACCGTCCTCTAGGGATTCTGAGGATGGAAGGCATAGCATAGTCATCGATAGCGTGACTCTATTGGACGAACCATACAATAGGCCATACTTTCCCTTCGTATCGCTTAGATGGAGCGACAGGGGCATGGGGTATTGGGGTCAGGGAATAGCAGAGCAGCTTACAGGATTACAAATCGAGATAAACAAGATGCTGAAAACTATACAGATTTCTTTGCATCTATGTAGCATCCCTAAGATTTTCATAGAGCGTGGGAGCAAAGTTTCCAAGGGGCATATAAACAATGAAATAGGTGGGGTTATTGAATATGCGGGAACGGCTCCGATATACAAGACTGCCAATGCGGTGAGTCCCGAAATGTTTCTTCATTTGGATAGGCTCTATTCGAGAGCGTATGAAATTGTGGGAGTAAGTCAGTTGTCTGCTTCTGCTCGAAAGCCATCAGGCATTGAGAGCGGCAGAGCGCTGCGCGAGTTCTCTGATATCGAAAGCGAGAGATTTCTAGCTTTTGGTAGAGCTTATGAGAAAATGTATTTGGACGCAGCGAAGCAGATGGTAAATATAGCAAGAGACATAGCCAATGAAGGTAAAAGCGATTTCTCCATTACCGCATTCTCTAAAGATAATTTGGAGAGTATCGAGTGGGGAGATATCGACTTAGCTGAAGACCAATATGTCATGCAAATATACCCAACTGCATTACTCCCTGTTACTCCGGCTGCAAGGCTTCAGACTGTAGAGGAGATGATGAGATCCGGTCTTCTTTCAAGAGAGGATGGGTTGGCTTTATTAGATTTTCCTGATATAGAATCTGTACAGAGTTTGGAGAACGCTGCAGTGGAAGAAATAGATATGATTATTGAAACTATAATCGAGAAGGGGGTGTACATCGCCCCGGAGCCATTTAGTAATTTGGCTCTTTCCATGAAGAAAATGAACCAAGCTTATATTCGGGCGAGACTAGATGGTGTAGATGAAGATCGTTTGGGGCTAATGAGGCGTTTTGTTGCTGATTCTAGTTCATTGATGAACGAAGCCATGCAAGCCCAACAGCAGCAAATGATGGCGCAGCAAATGCAAGCGGCTCAACTGCAAGCTCAGGCCCAAGCAGCCAATGCTCCACCACAAGCAGAACCATCCGGCGTGATGTCTGAATTGGCACAGATGCCGGGACAAGAATTACCATCATAATTGAAAGGAAAAATGATGACTGAAGAAAATACACAAGCGATGCAGCAAGAAAATGAAGTAGAAGAAGAACCCAACGTCTTTGACGCAAGCCGCCAAGCAGCAGATCTTGCGGAAAAAGAGGCTAGTCTTAAAAAAATGGAAGAGTCGCTTCAGGCCAAAGAGGGGTCATTAGATGAACTCAAAGGTAAGCTAGATACAGTAGAGAAAGACCCCATTGCATTTGCAGAGTCTATGGGTCTAACGTACGACAAATATACTGACCATCACCTAAACAGTCTTAGTCAGTCTCCTGAAGATATCTATAAAGCTGATATTATGAGTAAGATCGAAAACTTGGAGGGGCAGATAAAGGGTCACGAAGAAGTTTCGGATAAAAGAGCAACTCAGTACCAAGAAGCGCAAGCTAAAGAAGCATACGAAAAAGCACTTGTGGAAGTGCGCGATTTCATAGATACTAATGAAGAAGATTTTGATATACTGAAAAGTGCCGATGCCGAAGATGTCGTACTTAGTGTGATTGGACAACACTATAGTGAGACAGGCAACGTGATGGAAAAGAAAGCAGCGTGTGAAGCTGTCCAAGAGTTTTATGAGGCAGAGGCGAGAAGATATGTATCCTCTGATCGGATGTTAGCGAAGTTAGGACTAGCGAGGGTAGGCGAAAGTCGAAGAACCCCTGTGCCGCGAGACAGTAGGCAGAAAACATTAACTAATGATATCGGAACCCAAGCTCCACGTTATGTGGACGATCAGCCGACAACTAGGCAGGAGTCCATTGATAGGGCTGCAGCTAAGTTACGGTGGGGATAAAACTGAAAGGAAACGAACATGGCTCATCAAGTCTACGCTCACGTCAATATGTTCGCTTCTCCTGCGGGAGATTTAGATCTCGTCAGCTTTGAAGAAGCGTTAAAAGAGCATTATCATGGGCAACAGGTTACGGATTTAGTCTATAAGAATAGACCACTCCTAGCACTGTTACCTAAATATACTAAAATGGGTGGCCGGGTTATGCCCGTCCCGGTAATGAGTGCCAACCCACAGAACAGAAGTGCTACCTTTACGGCAGCGCAGAAGACAGGTGCGGTCTTAGGGCCTAACCAATACCAACCTTCTCAAATTCAGAGTTTTTTACTGACACGAGATCGAGACTACTCGATTGCCCGTGTTGACGGTGAAACTTTGGATGCGTCGAAGGGTGATTCCAACGCATTTATGCAAGCAGCGACTGCAGAGATCGACGGTGCCATGAGCGCTATTACTCGATCACTCTGTCATGCTACATATCGTGATGGAAGTGGTGTAGTTTTCGACACGGCGGGTGGTGCTGTTGCACTTGGCCCTCCAATTCAGGTTAACTCTATTGCCGCTCTTGGCGATCAGATCACAGGTGTTGAGGTAGGTATGCTGCTTCAAGACAATGCTGCGATCCCAACCATGCAGTTACTTGTTACTGCTGTACAACGTGGGGGTGCAACTCCCGGCTTTACAGCTACGCAAGTAGGTGGAGCGGGTGTTCCGGGTGTTGGTGATCAGTACATCGTGGTTGGTGACCGAAATCTTAAGATCAGTGGTCTTGAGGCATGGTTACCCGCAGTAGCACCTGCACCGGGTGATAACTTCTTCGGTGTAGACCGAAGTGCAGATCCTACCCGTTTGGCAGGAATCCGTGGTGTTACCGGAGCTACCATTGAACAAACTCTTATCGATACAGCATCGCTGATTGGTAGAGAAGGTGGTAGACCTGATTATTGTTTTATGAGCTTTGATAGATTTTCAGCGCTTGTAAATGAAATTGGAGCCGGAGCGAATAGTCGTATCCGTTATGTTAAGTCGGACGGGGAAGGCCCATCTGAAAAAGGAAAAATTGGATTTGAAGCACTAGAGCTTCATGCTCCATATGGCACCATTAGGTGTATTCCTGACGCAGATTGTCAACCTGCTACTGCTTGGTTGCTTCAGTTGGACACTTGGACAATGAACAGTTTGGGTCAATGCCCACGCATTTTGAGTCACGATGGCAATCGCTTGCTTCGTGTGACAGATGCTGACGCTATTGAAGCCCGTATTGGTTACTATGCCCAACTCTCGTGCAAGGCACCGGGTTGGAATGGCAGAGTAGTTTTACCATAATTCTTACACTGAGGGGGGTCTTGTACCCCCTTCAGAAGAATGGAGATAAAAATGGCAGGTATTCTTTCAAAGGAATTGGCCGGGATATCCGGCAGTCTTGCTCATCCAATGCGTCAGATTTCAGGATCTGTAGTTGATGTGGGAGGTCAACCTGTTACGACAGGTGGCGGCTTTACTGCCCTTCTTCAGCTCAATGGTTTCCAAATTATTTTGGATAATGGGCCAACTAATGAGGTTCTATCTGTCAGCGCTTGTTGGTCAGGTGATGCAAATGAGCAGGGTACTAGTGTAAGGATTGCAAATCAAAGTCTAGCCGCACCGGGTGGATTTATAGATTTCGCTTTAGGGACAGGAGGGGCAGACACGCCTCGTGTTCCAACAGATAGGCTTGATTTCACACTTATGATTTCAGGGCCTTTCGCATAATTTTAAGGAGATAAAACAATGTCAGGTACTCTTTCAAAGGAACTAGCAGGTATATCAGGTGATCCGGCTAATCCCATGCGACAGATCTCAGGGTCTATCGATGGAACACCACTTGCTGCAATTAACGGTAACGGATTTCAGTCTGTTGTCGCGCCATTAGGGGCAGATATTACCATTACCTTAGATAGTGGACAGGTTGGACAGGTTCTCTGTGTGCTTCATACTTTTAGCGCTGCAGGAGCAGCAGGACAGGGCCATACCACACGTATTAGTGCGGATACTCTAACTGCTGCGGTGGCCCCATCCATTGTTCTTAACAAGGGAATAGCGGGTGCAGATGCAGCTTGGGCAGCAGGTGATCTTTTGGACTTCACTATAATGGTAACTGATTTATAATTTATGGGAGGGACATTCGTGTCCCTCTCTTTTCACGCAAGTGGTGTGTTATGACTAATAGAGAAAAGATGGCTAAAACCATTCTTCAACGGGTTCAAACGGATACTCCAAAGCCCAAGAAAAGTTCTGCTCCTAATGCTGCTACATATGCAGTAATTGAAGCACTTAAAACCGGAGATGCTGAGAGATTAGAAAATTCATTATCGGATTTTATTAGGATACACAACAGCACTTCGTAGTCGGAGCGATTATGGCAAACAGTGCTACTCTCTTGTCGATGACAACTCGTGTTCGCCGTAGAGCGGATATGGAGAATACTCAGTTCGTTACCGATACTGAGATACACAAATATCTTAATGACTCGCTAACTGAGTTGTACGATCTCTTCGTTACAAGCTATCAGCATTATGTAATGGAGGAGATAGACACTACTCTAGACGGGAGTGGTGAATATTTTATACGAAGCTTTGAGCCATATACCTTAGATCGAAGCTATACAGACACGGTATTAGGTGGTCTTTCTTTCAATGATAACGACCCCGGAAGTTTGCTCATAACGGTATTCCCTCCCGGCCCCGGCCCTGCGTTGACCCCGGTTCCTGTTGGGTCTGTTGGTTATATGTTTAATCTACCCGGAATATATAACTTAATAGAGGCATACAGGGTTGCTACTATAGCGGCAGGTGGAATCCCTGCCTTACAGACCAACATAGGGGGAACCTGCGATGTTCCAAGCGTAGCGGGTAGAATTACGTTTTCAGACTCTTTGAATAATTTTTTTATTGTAACGGATGATGGTTCCGGTGCTGCCGTAGTAGGTGTAACAGAATTTTATCCATCAGTTGTCGCGCCATCTAATTTTGCTATTGATGATTTTATGAAGTTAGAGGGGATCTCCATCGATGTTGGGGGTAGACTAATTAACATGGAAAGGTTCATGTTCGGTGAGAGAGATATGCTTGAATATCTACCAAGTACAGTCTTGGCCTATAACACCAAGTATTGTTTTGTGGGTGACCGTATAAAGTTCACTAATGATGTTGCCAATACCCCCATAAAGATATGGTATATACCATGCAAAAATAATTTACCACCATTCTCTTTAGACGATTGCTATCTCGGTGGAGATACTTTTGGAAATATACTAGGTGTGTCTGCGGATGGTACAGTTATAAGCACTACAGGCGCTCCCATGACTGCACTCATTAACAACTATTTTCAGGACAGATTGGATAGAGGACTCCCTGCTTACATACAGAACAACCTACCATCCTTGGCCTCTCCACAATCGGTTGGAACCATAGAGAGTGTGGATGTTCCTACTAATACTTTTGTTGTGACCATGCACACTGATCAGAATTTTCAAATGCTTTCGGCTGCAGGGGATGCTCTTTTTCCATCTCATACCCCCGCCATAGACACAGTTATGCATTACCTGTGTGAGGGTTGGGAAGAGTACGCAGTAATAGACGCAGCCATTAAGTGCCTCGAAAAAGAAGAGTCCAATGTAGAGACTCTGATGCGCGATAAGGAGATGATGAGAGTGCGAATCGGAGATGTAGCAATAGAGAGAGATGCGGGAACACCATTCCGTGTGACCGATGTTAACTTCACTAAATATCCAAATGATTGGTACTTCGTCTAATGGCTAATGAAACCTACTCGCGGATAGACTCAGACAATGAGGATATAAATTATATCCAAGGTCAGTTGGAGAGTATAATCTTATCTTTAAGTAGAAGAATAATCGACCTAGAAAACCGACTAAAAAAGTTAGAGGGATAGACCATGGCTTTAGCATTAGTATTACCATCACCGGGAGTTACGCCGGGAATTACCGCAGCGGGTCAAATCAATACTGCGCTGACTGCTATTCAGAACACATTTAACGCCCATGACCATACGGGTGGGAACGGGGTTCCCCTTGGGGTTGCAGGTATCTCCATAGATGGAGACTTGTCCTTTGAAAGCTTGGGACAGGACTACAAGGCCACAGACGCACAAGCATTTGGCTTCAAGAACCAAAGTGTTTCTCCTGCGGGTGGTCTTATGCTGTTTATCAAAGACCCCGGTGGCACGGTTCCACCTAACGTTCCGGCAGACTTATGGTTTAACAATGGTGTCGTTGAAATCCAACTAACGTCAGGTGGGGGCGCGTTGCCTAGTAGTGACGGATTCACTCAAGACTATAACAACACAGTTCTGACTCTTGGAAAAGCAGCTTACCAACAAGCTATACAGCGATATAAATTCACAACGGGTGATGGGGCAACTGCCATTTTTTCTTCTCTTGCTTCAGGTATGTTCTCTAAAGTTGAAACCGAAATAGTGGAAAGTCAGGTTACGGTTGGCATGAGCGGCGATTTAGATCTTATCGCAAACAGTGGCACCCTTACTTTAAACTTTGGGGCAGTGGGGCGGAAGGCTCTTGTTACACCTGTGGGTGGAACAGGAATCGAGGGCAAGTTAGAGGTCTTGTCTGATAGTGGATTAGGTGGTCAGCTTATTATAGAGACAACAAGTAAGGCCATTGGAGTACCTCTTCGTCCATTTTCCGGTGGAAGAATATACGGTACCGACCCACTAGCAAATCCACGATATCTAGAAATCGGTCATGTAGATTGGGTTGGCCCCACTCCTCCCGCACCAAATGCGGGTAATTCTAGAACAATAATGGCATCGCACCAAATAAACTTATATACGTGTGACCCATTGTTCCCTGATGCACAACCTCTGCTAGGCCCTATAACTCTTAATTCAAGTGCGGATATTACGATAACCCATGGTGACAATGTTGGAGTAAACAGCTCTCTTATATCATTATTTAGTACATACAGAACACTTGGGCCTACCTACCATAATACAGAAGTTAAAATATCTGACTCAGGAGAAATGGCCGGGCTTGCTACAAGTCAGTTACAGCTTGTTGCTCGTCGCGGAGTCGGCCCGGTAAATCCTACAGTGGAGCTTGCATCCAACCAAACAATGATAATGGGAGATTCTAGTTTATTTGGGGCCTTGGCCCCTGTAGACCCACCTTCACCGGGTGCCTGTGCGGGTATAACTTTGGCTGCAGCAGATATAACTATTGCCTCTAATCCCGGAAGTATAAACTGTTTAGCAGTAGGTAGTTTTACTGCTGCATCGTCTACAAGTAATTCCGGTGTCCTTGCCGCAATAGATGTCACGATCGGGGATTCTAATACGAGTGGGTTGATAGGGGCTACCGTAAATACTAGCGGAAAAACTGATGCTACAGGACTCATCTTTACGTGTGACAATCAACGACTTAATCTTAACTACAATAATGCTAGTTTTGCTAGGTACGCTGCTGTTGGGAGCTTCGAGAGGCAGCAACAGACAAATATACCCGGCCCAATTATGACGCAGTTCACGCATGAAAGGGTTCTTGGATTTAACAATCCCTTTACTTATAATCCGTTCAATGATCAATCCTTCAGAGAGTATTATGTCGATGCTCCGGTAGGCGGTGCAGGGTCTTGCCAAATGCTTTATGATCTTGATACTGTGGGTGGCAACGGATTGGGATCTTTTATTTGGCAAGTATCTCGCGCTCTCTTCCTATCATTAGAATCCGATCAGACTGCTGTAGCTCCTAAGCCCACTAGAATGATTGCAACGCAGCAGGATATAATGCCCTACGGAGCAGGTGGCCCAATAAGGATTGGTCAGGGCGTTGCGTCTTATGTCTACGAGGGTGTCAGTGCGGGATACAGCTACAACGCTGTGGGGGCAGCAAATGTACCTGCACCTTTGGTAGGTTTGGTGGGAATCGAGACAGAAGTACCCACAACGACAGAAGATGTTTTATGTAGGCATGGAAACAATCAGGTTACATCATATGCTAGGATGCTTGCGGATAATATAGGAATTTCGGGTAAAGTTCCTGCAAGTCCACATTGGAATGTTGCTAGTTATTCTCATGGGATGGCACCGGGTACTGAACCCGATATGCCGCAGACCTTTCAGGGTACATGGGGAGAATTTATTATCTATTTTGATCAACCCCTCAATGAGCAGACGGTTATCCAAGTTGCTCCTGCACAAAATTCAGTAAATATTATCCCCTCCCCCCCGGCTCCGGCACCCTTGATAGAGTATCAGGTTTATCTGCCTGATGTTCAAATGTCTGCCACAGGAAATTATTGTTTTGTTAAGTGGTATAGGATGGATTTTGCTGAAGGGCCTCTCCCCGGTCCCGGCCCTTCAATAATCGTTCCCACAATTACACAGGACGAGCCGAATGAATTTCATTTCAATACAATAGGAACTACTACGTTTCCCGGAGTCCTGTAGTGGAGGCTACCTTATGGCTTTAAAGTCTAGAAGAGTTTCAATCGACTTTGGGTTTGGTGCAGACGAGTTTACCGATCGTAAGCTTGTCTTGAACAGCAAGCTGATAAGGGCCGAAAACATAACTCTTAATAAGCCCAAGACTATCTCTAAACGAGAGGGGTATAAGTTTAGCGGGGATGAAACTATGGATGGGGAGATTATCGATCCCCCTATGAACATCTTTAACTATAATGACAACCCGGTCATCATGTCTGCCAACAAGGTCTACGAGCAGATCCCGAAGGGAAGGGACTTCGATTACTTCACCTACCCTAAAAATTGGCGAGATTCCAATTCCTTTAATTTTGCCGTAGAGCCTAAAGAAAGCGCCATAGGATCGCTCCTTCCTGCCTCTAGCGATGCAATGGAAGCAACCAATAATGCTCAACCAAACTTGGCTATAGACTGTGCATTCCTACTCATACCTGAAGAGGGCAGGGAAAGACGATTGAAGTGTACCGTGTATGGGGCAGAATCTGTTGATGACAATATCGGTCTGATGGGGCCAAATGATTTTAATAGAAAAATAACTGTAGTGGTAGAGGACGTAGACAACGACAAGGTATTATTTAAACAAGAATCTATCTCCCCAAACCTGCTTTTTGGAAATTGCACAGGGTATACGTCAATAAAGGTGGTTCCATGGGGCGGGAAAGCAACGATTGGGTCTACACCCGATAAGTTTATTATTATTGCAATGTCTAAGAGTTCTAGGGAGTATACTTTCGATACAGGTGCGGCTACTGATTTAACGGTATTTGGAACAGGAACCTATGCGGAGTATCGTCTAACCCCTGAAGTATGGGTTATGGGGCTTGATTCTAATGTCGGTTATTCACTAGACTATCAGAGTGATTTTTGGACATGGGCAGGTATAGCCGATCCAACACTTACAGACCCCGACATTCTATATTCTCCTGCCGATCCCTTAACTATTTTAGACGTGCAATATTCCATAGCAAGACTTTTAGACCATATTGATTTCATCTGCGATGAGAAAAATTCAGAAATGTGGATCATGTATGGTGCGCAGTGGCTATACCAACCATGGTATCCCGGTGGTGCGCCTTTCGACCAAACAGCAGATACAAGACAAAAATACTATCTGAAGAACATTGTTCAGGGGCCAACTCCTAGTTCGTTTATGCCGGGATTTGGGTCAGGATCGATGATAGTCGAGGGGCCACGAGAAGCGTATGGGGGCGCACCTGCAGGTACGGTCAGATCTACCGTTGAGGGATTTTCCAATAGTCCTAAGTCATTTATTAATATGGCTCAGAACACACTCTTCAATCTTCAGATAGATATAGACCCCGGACTTGCACCTGCGACCGTCACCCTTTTGTCTTGGTCTGTTTCTACGAGAGGTGACTTTGTAAGCGCCCCGGTAAACCCTGCTCCTTTTCCTGCTGTACCCCCGCCTGATAGTTCTCCATTTGATACTGTTGTTCCTTTGGCACTCACTAAACCTCCCGCTGCGGGTGCTTATCAGTTATTAGATATAGAAAGAGATCAAAGAAGCATCATTCTTGGCTACCATCAATCCAATGTAGCAGGGGTAATGGATGACCATGCACAACTGATTCTTATACAACCTAATTCTTTAGCGGCGGCAGCAGCAAGCGATTGGGAATTTAATAGAGACTATATTCCTAAATCGATTAGCTTGGTAAACCCAAAATTTCCAAGTCATGCTTGGCCGACTGAACAAGAGAAATATTTGATTCTCTATCTTGAGGAAGAAACTTTAGAGACTTCCAACGAGGGTGAGGCGGTAGGGCCTGTCGCAGCTAACATTGTTGGAGATAGAGACTGCCGGACAATAGTTTACTTTATAAATGATATTAATTGGAACTTTCCTTTACTACCGGATTCAACTGCTGTTCGAAAGGATGACCTGATGTACTGTAAGCCACAGGCACATCCTTCATCAGGTGGCTATGACGAGGCTTTTCAGGATGTGAATAATGGAAGTTGCTACAGAAATGGCCCAAGTATAGATGGGCAGGGATTGGAGGATGAATATAGATATCTACTCTTCCCCGTAGTAAGAAAGGAATACAGGCTGTCCGATCCCGTAGACACCTTTGGGACAACCTTCCTGATGGCATATCGGGTCAACTACGACTTAACAGGGGGCGGTGTGTGGAACAATCTTATAGTTCCGGGTCATGCGATATCTAAATCCTTAGATGGAAGTTCTTATGGGTCTACCACCGATCCTAAGTCCATAGGAAGATATTTTATATGTCCTCACAGCACAAGCGACCAACAGGGTAGTCTGCAGTTTGGTGCTTTCGGGTTTACCTCTTTAGGTGAAAGTTATGTGTCTAGCATTAGTCTTGATATGGGGTTCCCTGTCCAAGGGCTTCAGTACCAAGATAACCTCTTCACCACAGGTGGGTTTCTCAAGGTTTATAACGGAACAAGTTACATGGAAAGTAACTACCATCTTCAACCCAATGTAATAAAGGTAACAAGCCCCGATCCAAAGAACGCCACATTTGGAAAAACCTTTGACCCGGTGATTACTCCGTTCTCACGATCCGATGATGACTTTGGAGTTCCCAACATATTCTATGAGAATCCCGCAAACGCTCTTTTCCCAAAATATCAATTTGCATTTATATTCGAGTGGACGGATTCTAATGGGATAATCCATCGTTCTTCTCCATCCGAATCAATTATTATTCAGGGTACTGCTGCTGACAACCATATTGGCGCGGGATCAGGATCAGAAACAGTTCTTGTCGCAGGGATTAATCCAAGCATCGGGCCTATTATATGCGTTGCGGTTGGTACTAACTTTGTAGTCGGGGACTTTATAACTAATGTCTCAAGAACCAAAACAGCAGAGATACTTCAGACATATCCTTTCGGTGGCGATATTTGTTTTGTATTGCAATACAATGCAGGATCGGCTGCGTTCATTCCTACAGAGGAGATACTAAGTACATCGGGTGGAAATAACAATCTCACTTTTTATGTTGCCCCTTATGATAAGTCCTTAAGCGAGAAGCCCGGAATTGTTTTGAAGGGATACCGAAGTCTCAACCTTTCACCCGGTGCCTTAACAGAAGCTGCGGCGGGGGCAGCGGGTGTCCTTCTCCATGAGAAAACAATAGATATTCAAAATCCTGATATCTTAAGTGAGGAATACAAGGGGGCAGTTCCATTCGTATTCACCTCAACTGATGCCCAACTCACTCAAAGAGAACTCATATACACGGCTTATGGTGTCAGTCCCAATATATCCCCTCCGGCTGTAAAGGATATATCTGAGCATGATGGTAGGGTTTTTCTCTTGGGGGCGGGTGCGAGAAACAAAGTGTGGTACTCAAAGCCCATAGAATATGGATACTCAACAGAGTTCGGAACAAATCAATCCATAGAAACCTTCAGCGAGGGTGGAGGAATAATAGGGGTGAGTGGTCTAAGTAACAGGTTATTCCTTTTTAAAGAGAACTCCATCCTATCTGCAGTAGGAACACCACTAGATGAGAAGGATGTTGGGAGTGGGTACTCCGCACCGATCGCTTACTCAGCCACTATAGGGTGCAGTGACCCAACGTCCATAGTCGAGACTGAATCAGGAACCTTCTTTCAGGCTAGGGACGATGTGTACTACATCACTAGAAACTTCAAACTCGATAAGATAGGAATAGAGGTGGGCCTCAGTCTGCAATCACCCCTCCTATCTGCCGTCCACATACCCGACAAATATGAACTGCGCTTGTGTGACACTAATGGCATGATTATATACAATACGCTATTTAAACAATGGACAACTTCAGATAAAAGGTCTAAATCAAATAGTGTGCAGATAAAAGGAAAACACCATATACTCGATGCAGACGATCCGTCATCAGGATATGTAGGTGGACATATGGTTGAAACGGAGAATTTCTATAACGATGGTGCCGACCATGTATCTATTGATGTGGAGACTGCGTGGATTAAAATGACTACACCACAGGGATATCAGAGAGTTAAGGAGATCTACCTGCTAGGTGAACTCCATGCGGATACTAATTTCGTTCTAGAGGTTTTTACGAACTACAAAGAGTACCCCGACGAGGCTATCCCCCTCACCGCCTCAGATATATCGGAGATCTTCACGTACGGTGGAGGGGCCGCATGGGGAAGTCCGGCCTATTATGGAGGCTCAAATCCTGATAACATATACCAACTACGACATAAGCCTAAAATACAAAAATGTGAGGCTTTGAAGATAAAGATAAAGGAAGTAGCCACCACAGATACGCAGGGGTTTTCCTTAAACAATGTTATGCTAGAGGTAGCAGGTAAGACCGGAGGCTTTAAGCTGAAGGAATCCAAAACCGTATAGGAGAAGACTATGGCAAAAAAGAAAAAGAAAAAGGAAGAAGAAAAGGGTTTCCTTGGTAAGCTTATAGGTAAGGCAGAGGAGTTTCTTGACCCTCTTCCTGAGTTAAGACAGGCGGGTCAGGCTATGGGATTCGTTGAATCCGATGATGAAAAAGCAGCAAGGCTCGATGTAGAGGCTGAGACTGACAGGCAACTAGCCGAAGCTGAAGAAATCAGAATGGAGCCGTGGAAAGACCCCAACATTGCAGCAGCATCGATAGCCATGGCAAATCAACAGGCCAATATGTACAGACAAATGAAGAGTCGCGGAAACACTGCGGCTGAACAATCTAGAATCACGGGTCAGACTCTTTCCAAATTTAATATCGGTGGAAATCAACAGATGGCTGTTCTTCAAATGGAATTAAGAAAGGTGAAGGCGAAAGAAGTTAGGGCATTAAAAGAAGATAATTACGAACTCGCCAAGGCAGCGAGGATAGAGAAGCAGCAAATCACCAAGCTTCTTATGGATATTGCACAGATGGGATTATCATTTGCAGCAGGAGGTGGAGTCGGTGGAGCAGGAAGCGCACTAACAAAGTACCTTGAAAATCAGTCATTCAACGCTAGTGCATACAATCAGGAGGGAGGAGCGGGAGGCGCAGCCCTTAACCTTGAATTAAGTCCATACGGCAATCAACGAAATGGGTTTCGGGACGACAATGACAATCATGAGATCAGCGGTGGCCTAAGTAACAGGTACCGACGACGGTAGGAGAATACAATGGCAGATACTGCAATTACAAAAGAGAATCTCCAAGCGATGCAGCAACTCATCAATACCCGTAGTGTTGAAGAGTTGCGCGAGGGAGTTTCGCTGTTAACGGAGTCAGCAGAGACTGAGAAGGATTACAAATATGTAGAATTGTGGAATTCGGCATTGATTCGCAAGCAACAAGCTGCCACACCGACAAAAACCAAAAGGCTAGGAACCGGAGAAACCCAAAGTGCGGCAACACCTGCAAGTGCAATAGAAACGGCATTGAGCATGGGGGGAGCCAACCCTCCATTGACCGCTGAGGAGTCAAGGGAATCAAGAGCTAAGAGTGCAGAAGAAACAGGAGAGATATCTTCTACTTTAAAAGCTGATTTAGAATTTAAAAAAAGACAGAAGGATTTGAACTTTGAATCGGAACAAGCTAAAATTTTGTATAACCGTGAGAAAGCGCACATAGAAAGAAGTGTTAAGAATGAAGTGGCTAAAAATAAGGAAAAAGTAAAAATACTTGAAACAAAAAATTCTAGAATGAAACAATTTAAGGATTTGGAAGCAACAAAAGAGGTCATCAGGGAGGATGCCAAGGCCACATTCCAAGTGAAGCAAGGACAAATCAGACAAGCTATGCTTGCATTCCAAACAAGAAATCCCTATAAAACAGTATTCTCAAGTAGCTTTGGTATTGCTGCTGCATTTGTTGGAGCAATAAGACAAAGCTTATTCGGTGGAGAGAACGAAGCAGTAAAATACATGAACGACAAAGTAGACGCTATGGTCAGACAAAATCAGACTGAGTACAGTATGCTGAATCAGGAACTATCGGAAGAAGAAATTCTGTTTAAGAACATTCTCGATGTGACCCAAGATCAAATGGAAGATATCTATCAGCAAAAACAAATGTTTTTAGATGATATCGGGAATGCTTTAGAAATTATAAACGAAAAGTATTCGGTTAATATGTCAGCGGAACAGCTTCAGACCGCACAGAATGTCCTTCAAGACTCTCAAGCAAGAATAGAAAACGATGAGGCACAGAGTGTAGTGGAGAGAGACCTATCCATCATAGCAGAGCAAGAGAGGCTTGAGAAGAGACTGACCAAGACTGCCGCTCAGGAGAGCCGGGATATGCGATTGGATGACCCAACTGAGAACCCTCCAAGCAAAGATACTATTAAAATATATGATGCAGCTATAACTAACATTGCTGCTGTTAACAAAACCTTCGAGACTTTTATTGACATAGTATTGGCAGAAACTCCGAAAGAGGAGAGGGACAAAATATGGAATTTATGGACGATTCAGGGATTCGGTGCAATACACCCTATATTTAGTCAAATGAGACAAATATTGGGAGGTGAAAAGAATGCTAACGCAGCATATGTAAGAGCTAAAAAAGCAATGCTCAAAGGGGAACTTGAAGCACGAGCATTTGCCATAGCAAAAGCGGAGCAGGGTGGTGGAAGAATAACTGAGAAAGACTTTGAGAAAACATTCAATAGGATTGCAAAAGCATTTACTAGTCCTAGAGCATTTGCCGAACAGGTAGCGCGAACGATAAACACGAATGTGGAGATACTAGGTGGGTTAATGGGCGCAGCGAATCAGCGATCGGTTTATTCAGGAGAGGGTTCACTAGCCCTGAATGCACATCAGAAATGGCTACTTGCACATAGTGGATCTCCCACTCTACTTAGCCCTTTTATTTATGACAGCATACGCAAAAGATATAACAGGTCAATTGTGAATAAAGCGAGTCGCGCAGAAGGTGCGCTGCTCACCGATTTGGAATTAGAGGAGATTAACCAACTATATCCTCCTATCAGTCAATCAACCGTTGGTCAGGAATATCTGAGATTTACCATGCCGGAAGAGTTTGACAGGTTGGGTGGCAAGGATGGAGAACTGTACCTACAGGATGTTGGGGCAATAGAAGGTATAAAATCTGCAGTAGGTACCGTGGTGGATGCCTTTAATCCATTTGAATAATCATATTAGGAGTAAGTATAAATCATGCCTAATAAAATATATGCTATAGACCCGGAGTCAGGGGAAGAACTTCCTTATCCGCAACCCGCGAAAGACAAGTCTATAAGTCTTATGAATGCGAAGTCAGGGAAACTCGTTTCGTTTCCAACCGCAAAAGAGGCGAACGAAGCTCTTCTGAAAACAGATATCCGTGGTGTGCCTCTCTATGGCGCAGACGCACTTACCGAATATTTGATGTTCGACAAAAACAATAAAACCATATCTCCCATGTCCGGTGGGTACATAAATAAAAAGTTGGGAGAACAGAATTTCTACGGAAACTCTTTTGCAACCAAAGAGCAGACTGCCTCCGCTCTGCACCAAAAGCAACAGAAGCTTGTAGGTGAGGCGTATGAACATATTCATGGTATAGACACAGACTCTATGGCAAGGATATTGGGTATGACCAAGGGTCTTATGCCGATTGGAACAGAGGCTGCGGCTGAAACGCAGGGGTTGAGTGGGGTGGTGACATGGCTTCGAGAGAATCGCAAAGCCGAAGTCGAAATGTGGGAGTATGGCATTCCATTAACTCAATTAGGTGTTGGTCTTGGGTTGATGGGGGCAGCGGCCCTTGCAGGGTCAACTGCAGCCCCTGTCGCTGCAGTAACGGCACTTGGCTACGCAGGACTAAAACACCTTCCCAAGTGGGTGACCAAGGGTGGCCCGGATTTTATAAAAATGATGGCCCGAAACCAATATGTCATAGCCGCCGCGAGGGGTGCCAAAGGAGCTTTTAATATCCTGAATTGGCAAATGATGGGAGTGCATAAGCTTGCAACGGGGTCAGCCAAGGTTGCACAGGCCACACTTAAAGTAGCCAAGCCACTTACCACCGGAGGCAAAATCGCCGCGCTCAACATCTCTCCGACTGCTGCCGTATCAATAGTCAATATGTTGTTGAAGAACGGTGGAACCTTTGCTACAGCTACGGCAAAAGGAGCGGCTTACTCTGCTACGACAGGCGCGTTGTACAGCGTTGGTGCCTATGAGACAAAGAAAATAGTCGGTGACGTTGAACACTCTGCTGAAAACTTTATGAACCATGTCATGGACGGTGCCTTATACGATGTGGGGCTATGGGGACTTGTATTGTCTACAACTGCAGGGGGCCGATTCATACAAGAGAAACTAAGAAAAGTTCCCGGAGTAGGCCCTTTAACTAAGGTTGTTCCCCTGCTCCCTAAGGGCGGCATCGACTTGTCCGGTCAGATGTCGAAGGCACAGGAGGGTATGTCTAATACTGTACTCAAGACCGTGGGAATGTCTCCTCGTGAAAAATATACAGTGGATATACTTCGTGCAGCAACAGTTGGCGGCAAGATTGATAACCGGAAGCTAAGCAAATTATTGAAAAGTAAGCGAGGGGATACAGACTTTTCGGAAAATCTTCATTTCATGTTAAACGATGCACAGTTTGGTAGAGATCACGGACTTGATGGGCCTATGATTCAGGCTTTTGACAAGCCTGAAGACCTAATTGCCCGTATGAATATGGTGCAGAAGAAGGCTTTAAAAAACAGGAACCAAGCACAAAGCGACTTAGATAACTCAGCAAGGTTTGAAGCTGAACGTGGAAAGAACTCATTAACAGATGAGGCTGAGGAGGTGCTATCGAAGGAACATCACGTAGACCTTGATAGCAAAATACAAAGAGTGGTTGACCTTGAGCAGCAGAAAAAGAATTTGGCTCAGGGCAAAGATGAGGCATCGGTTATGAGGAGGAGAATAGCCGAAGAGCAAAAAATACAACTCGAAAATAAAATAAACAAAATGAAGAGCGGAGATGCTACCCAACAGGAGGTACTTGATGAGCTTGATAATTTCGATCTTAGTCAAGAAGAGCTTTCAAAGACAGGTTTAACCTATGACGAGTTAGGAGGAGAGGGTGCAGGGAGAGTGGCCCACGATTCGGGAACCGCGAGGAGGGGTAGGATTAAAGTGGTAGGGGGTAAGAGGTATAGCAACGACAGGGCTAAGAAGTTGGCTGCGTCCAAGCTTACTCAGAAAAAAACTGAGTTGGGTCAGAGTGAAAGAAGAGGTGGGGAAAAGGCAAAGACGCAATCTGAACTTCTTGATGGAGAGATCGCGGCAGCTAAGGAAGACGTAGAACGACTTTCTTATGACATAATACCGGAAAAGCGACATCCGGGTTCCAAGTCTGTGGAATTTAACCAAACTGCTGATGACCTTCTTCTTAGCATTAAACGCAGATGGGCAAGGGAGAATGCCCCTGCACCAACAGCCGACACTCCATATAGTGAATCAAGATTCAAAAAAGATGGCAAGGCAGAAATAGAACACGCAGAGAAGATAGCTAATGATTGGCGGCGAAACGGAGACAACACAACATTCACTGAGGCTCAAACGATAACCTCTGATCTAGGAGCGCTTACCTATGGGCATACGGTTAGTGACAGAGAAACCCTCAACAAGGTAAACAACGAAGCTTTCAAGTTAATAAGATCTGAATTAGAGAGAAAGATACAGAGTACCGCAAGGTGGTCTATGGGTGAGGTGGCGGGTGACGGGGTGATGGCGGCCTTTGTAGACGGCAACCGCACGTTCCATGTCCTAGAAACAATCATTAATTCCACAAGTAAGGCATCAGCCAAGAAGCAGGGATTGAGGGATCTGTGGAGTTGGCCCATACAGATTATGGGGAAGCGATTAGGGATATCGGGGCCGGGAAGGCTAGGCCTTATGGCGGCAAAAGCAGGGGCAGATAATTTTCTGAATGCTCACAGCCTACCCCAAAAGGTTAGGTCTAAATACGTCTACGAATTAAACAAGATGACCAAATGGGCAGACAATGTAAACAGTGAGATGACCAAGGGCATCAACTCAGGAAGAAAGTTGGTGAAGGATACGTCTGTAAAGTTTGTCGAGGGACTAGGTGTGCCGCCCGGAAGCGTGTACCTTCGCTTCTCTGCAGAGGCTCAGGTGCATAAGGACAGGCCACCGGAAGAGGAACCGAAGAGAGGGCCGGGAAGACCGCGCAAGGAACCCAAGGAGCCTCAGCCCACGAGCGCACTCTTCACCCCAATGGATGTGTTGGCAGTGAACAGAGAAGGAGATCGAGCAGGTGACAGTCGAAGAGATGCATATTGGAAAAGAGCAAGGGAGATAAGTGCAGCAGTTAAGCGCCCCCTCGATACCGACAACATCCTGACTGCAGCATATGAGCCAATAGCCATGTGGGACGCACCCTTGGCTGAACACATCAAGCTCAACGCACAGAAGGAATTGGAATACCTTGGCAGCATACTCACCAAGAGATACGATATGCAGGGAAATCCTGAACCAACAATGGAAGAGATAGACAGACTAGAATTAGCGCTGAATGTATTAGCAAATACGAAGGCATCCATATATGATAGGTTCTTAGATGGAACCTTGGATAACTTCTCCATGGAAGTATTCAACAACTTAAGACCCAAGTCGGCAATAGAGTTCAAGGAAGCTGTAGCAGACATTGGGCAAAGGTACGGTCATATGATACCCTATCAAAAACAACTTGTGATGGCGAAGATAACGGATATGAATTTAGGGTCAGTACCCACTGCGGATTTGACCAATGGTATACAGGCAGTAGTCTATGCCCCTGACGATCAGGAGCCATCCATGGGCAACAAGCCTCTTGGCATAGCGAGTCGCACAGAGACTCCATTGGAAAAAGGGGTGCAGCGGGACGAGTGGGGCGTACGCGCCCGACCCGAAATGACGTTGGGAATGGTGTAGGAATGGCAGACTTCAATCCGTTAACAGAGCGCCTACGTCAGACAGGAAAGATTGTGGCGGCAGTGAGTGCCATCGCTATCTTTAGCGGCAACATGGGGCCGTGCAGCACTTCGTACAAGTTTGTTTCCAAGGCAGAGGCAAAGCAGGAGTTCCTCAAGGTGAGGGGTGACCTTCAGGATACTTCGACTCGACTCGATAGAGTTGAGGTGCTACAACATGAAATGAACGAGAACATAAAGACTATCTTAAAACACCTTCTAAGGAGAAAATAAAATGGCTAGTAATGCTTTTATAAGGCAACAGCAAAACAATCAAATGGTTGGAACAGGCGCTGCAGCAACACTGTTTAGTGGAACTCTCAAAGGAGGCAACAATGGGGTGAGGGTAAATATATCCTCTACTGCCGTTAGTACAGCTAACCTGACTATCCACTTTACCAACCCTGATGGAACCCTGAGCGCGGCTCTCACCACAGTTCCTGCGGCTGCACCCCTAGTGATAGGGTCACAAAGCTTCACCGTTACCCCCGGTCAACCCATGAAGGACTTCGTTATACGCAGTCAATTTGGGGTGGGCGTGGCTACAACTTTAGATATTGACGTTCTCAACCAAATGGGTGTATAGAAAATGTACGTGAAAGAGGGAAAACATACTACGGAGAACAAGCATACCCTAGCGGCCATGGCTGCAAGTATCGCTCTACCGACTCTCGCTGCCCTAGTGGAGGCAGTTCAGGGATCGGGGATGATAGAGAACGGAACCCTCTTGGCTTTGATCGGTGTGTTGGGTTCCGTTTTATCTGCACTAGGGTACAACGTATGCAGGGCGCATCTCAAGGGGAAGCACATCAAACTTGAGTCTGACCGGATAAAGATGAGGGCCATGGAGGCAGCATCGAAACTTGAAAAAAAGTAAGAGAAGAGATTGAAGAAGCCAAGGCTCTCAAGGTGGGTACGGGATGTACTTCTTTTTATGGCACGACTGATGGTAGAAGTCTTGAGGGAGGTGTCAAAAACCGATACAAGGCTTCTGCACGCCTACAGTTGTTCGCCAATCTCTTTGGAACCTATAGCGATAAAGAAAAGGAGCTTCGTGCTATTGCCGGAGTATCAATGGAATGGTGATGTGGTGGATGATTTGGGTGTAGATATAATTGATGTAACGAGCGAAGCTCAAGACATAAAATATAAAAAACTTATCAAACCCGAAAATGTCATCATCCACCGCATCGGCCCGGAGCTAGAGTGCGCTGACAACGAGTGCGAATACTGCGGCAGCGAACAAGCAAGAGACAATAGTAAACATCATTTTGGACTCCATGTTAGTAATTGGTTTCAATCCCACCGTAGCCTTGGTGGTACAGGTGGGGAAAACCCCTACCATATAGTGGTAGACTTTGACAAGATATTTCAGTGTATGCCCCTAAATGAATGTGGTGTCCACGCACGTCGATGGAACTCACGAAGCATCGCCGTGGCTGTTCGAGGTGACTTCAGTATTGACCACCCAACCCCCTATCAAAAGGAGGCCGTACGATCCCTCTGTGCCATCCTCACTGCTTTTCTAGGGAGATTTGATATCATGGGTCACACTGAGCTTGCCTACGCCTCTAACGACCCCATGAAGGTCTGCCCCGGCAAGTTCCTGTATATGGACAATATCAGGACAGACTGCCGTCCAATACATAATAAGCTAAGAGCCGCAGACAACCTAGTATCGGCTATGCTAAATAGCGGATTCATATTTGAATATACAGGAGAACAAGATGGCGTTAACTAAATCATATATCCGTAAGGCCCGGAAGAAACCCGGAGGCTCTAACGTGGGAAAGTACAAGGGGGTGAAGAAGTTTGCGGGTACTGCGGGAGGCGCACCCAAGGGCAGCTATCCGATCAACACCAAGTCCCGTGCAAAGTCAGCGATAAAGCTTGCTCACAACGCGCCTAACCCATCCGGTATAAAGAAGGCAGCAAGGAAGGCGTACCCCTCTCTAGCTAAAAAGAAAATGAAGAAGTCCAAGCGATAGGATGGACTTATTCGAGGAGTTGCGGCGCGGCGGCGTGAGCCATATGCACTGTGGGTGGGCATCGTTTTCCATCCTATCTGCTGTGACAATCATAGAGGATGGCGAGGAGCTTGACGGGGTAACTGACTTCGAGAAGAGAACCGTAACTATTAGTTCTAAGCTAGATTATACCGCCATGCGTCACACCCTCCTGCATGAGATATGGCACGTCCTCTTGGAGGGGATGTGGATGCATGACAGGAGCAAGGAGTATGGGGCCATGGAGGGGATCGTTCCAATTTGCAATGAAGACCTTGCAGAAAACATAGCCAAGGGCACCCTGCTCTTTAGGAATCTGAACCCTCAGTTATGGAGTATTCTGTTTACTCCTCCTCAATAATAGGAATTGTTGTATCGTCCCACGTCTGCGTGATGAGTCCCTCCAACATCATCGCGGCCTTCGATAGGGTGAGAACGATCTCGTCCTGACCGTTGTACTTTGCGTTCTTGATTCGCTCCAACAGCTCCTGCTTGATTTGTTCTAAAGTCATGTCTACCTCACGTAACAGTCATAAAGGTTACCATCAACTGCAACACTTTGCACACCCTCGATGCACTCTGCACCATCCCCATAGCGCCTTGCGAAGTAGAACATATACTCGCACCCCGCTACGCCCCGGTTCATCTCGCGGTCACGAGACATCTTTCGGTGGGTGCTGTAGGCATCCTTAAGCTGACCATGTGACCACCTATCTTGACAGTCCAAGAAGCATTCATCCACGGACAGAAGACTGTCTACCCTGTGGGCAGGATCGTTATCCGAAGCGCAGTCCCTAATGTGCCAACAGTGGTTTTCGCACAGTACCTCAGTGGGGAGGCTGCAGCCTGATGTCACCGTTGACATAGTCAAGAGAATCGTCGCTCCGGTCAGGAAGACGGGGATGGCCCTCAATTCTTCTATAAATTTCTGCATCGAAATGATCCTCCAATAATCTCATAAAGTCTATAAGGAGCATAGTGACGGTGGGCTGAATATTCCCATCGTCCCTGCACACCGCAACGGGGGTCTTTCCCGAAGCGGCACTGTCGCTAATGGCCTGACGCAGTGCTGCCTTGATGTTGGTTCGCTTGCCTCGCTTGGCCTCGATCCAAAAGTCAGGCATCTCTACATCAGCGCACTCGCTGCCAACTCGCGTCTGTCCCAATCCCCTCTTGATGTCGAGTTGTGGGAACCGCGCCTTCAGAATATTGGTAAGCTCTCGCTCGAAGTTATGACCCTTGCGTCTGCTGCTTGCGCCACCCATCACTTGTTGCCCAACACTAATATCTCCCCAAGCGAATCCTCTATGAGCTTGACCGGGACGGTTACCTCAGTGACCTCGTCATCCTGTGCCTTCTGCACAACCTCGATAAGACGCTCCGTCAGCGCCTCTGTTGTGGTTGCGAGGTGATATGTGTTGTATACTCTTGATCGTCTTCCCATCTTATCCTCCTGCTGTTATGAATAAAAGAAAAGCTAAAAACAGAACGGCAGTGATGACCACCAATATATCTATAAGCTTATCTAGAATCTTGTTCATTGTTTCTTGCCCCTGTTAAAGAACGCCTCCGGTGTGAGGAAGCTCTTCTCGATGTTGCACGTAAGCATCGGCTCGATGTCAGCGGAGTCTCTTTGACTCTTAACCCGTCCACCCATCTGCACCTTCCAATCGATCTCTGCCACGTTTCCCACAAGGGTTTCATCTGACCACTTGATGACAAGAAGAAAGGGCTTGCTTGTGGCTTTGCATAGGAGCATCCCATGCGTGATCTTGAGCGCGGAGATGGAGAACTCCACCTTGTCTGTGCTTTTCCCACTCCGGCATTTTATCTCAATGAAGGAGAGAATGTTAGCGCCGAACCATTGATCTCCGGGCCTCTTGCGTATCATGGCATAGTCTAGCCTGTAGGACACGGGCAGCTTCATAAAGCTGTACCTCTCGCTGACCCCCAAGCTCTCTAGTGCATCTTGCTCGTTGGATAAATCCTTTTTTGTTTCAAATGATTCTCGCGGTGTCATTTTTTCCCCCAAGGAATGTCGTCTATTTTTTTTCGTTTTGGTAAGTAGCCGCCCTTATATTTTTCCCATGGTTTATCTTCAAGAGCAGGATTTTCTTTCTCGTCGTAGAACTCCTTCCACTCCCTTTTTTCCTTCTCGCTCATGTGCTTCCATTCTTTCAATGTCACAGTTAACATATTCCAACTCCTCCTCTCGCGCAGCCTTCTTGGCGAGTCTCCGTTCAATCATCCCCATCAGTTCTTTTGCCCTTTTTTCGTTTGTCCTTTTTTCCTTGGAGAACTTCATTATGTAGTTCTCGTGAATTGCTATGGATTTTCGTAGCCTCTGATACTCCTGATACGAGGCGCTTAACCCTACTGTCATCTGTCCCTCCTTCGGTAAGTAATTCCTTTTCCTGTTCCTTGAGCAGCAGATGCTGCGGTCCACTAGGTATCTGCGTCTTAACTTCTACCTCGCGTCCTCTGTCCCTCCCTTGAAGAGGAAGCAGTCCATCAACTTTAAGCCCCAAAACGCATAAGTTATACATACTTTGGTATGTAGCGATGAACTGCCGCCTCATGGTAGTCTGAAAGTATGTGGCAGAACTAGCGCATAACCCTGACCACCCTCCCAAGCTACGTATCACTGCGTGAATAAGTGGATCGTCGAACCGCACAGACGTGTTCCCGCCGATCGATCTTGTTGAGGAGGTTACCGCAGCCCAAGCCACTATTGCTTTCTCCTCTGAGCTTGGCGTAGCGCTCTCCAAACTATCGATGAAATCACTAGGCTTTGGCATCCACTTCGACGTTGACGCATGAGCCTTTGCAGAAAGAACAAACTCATCAATGGAATACTTCTGAAGAATATCCCAATAAAGTTGGATAGAGTTCTCGCTGATTGACGCATCGTAGAGGTCACTGAGCGATGTAAGCACCTCAACAAATTTCCGCTTGTCACTTTTGTTCATTCTCTTTCTCTGCTAGTTTCTCTCGAAACAGTCGGCGCTGAAGAAACCATCCTGTTTCTACAGACGCTCTGTCCCATGGTTTGTGAACCAACACTTCCACGTCCATCCGAATCTTGGCACCGTACAATTCCTCAAGTGCGTTGATCTCTTCAACGGTCATGTCGTGCTGCGTCCTGATCGACCCCGAACCGCAATCCCCTTTAGCCATCTTCATGGCTACGTCAAAGGGACTCCACTCACAGTCGGCCCCTAGTGTGTTAAGTGGTGCTGCCATCTATCCTCCTAGTGTAATGTTTTTCTGTCTACGCTAAAGTCTGAGTGGAACTCCACATCGACTTCATCTAACCCAATGACCTGACCGGGGTGAGGCCACTCATGGCAATGAGCTTGCTCACATCTAGGGCAGATGAGCAGGATCTCTTCGGGTTCCCTTTGGGCATCTGAAAAAGCCATAGCGCTTACGTGCGTCATGCCGCATCCAAACCACCTGCATATGAGCAGGTTGATCCATCTAAATCTACTCTTGAAAATTTTCATTAATCCTCCTTTAACCAAGACTTCATTGCCTCTACCGTCTTGAGCGTGTTGACGCTCACCTTCGGCTTACCGCTTTCTTTTTCTATCATAATGAATGACTCAACGTGTTCCGCATTACGCATACAAAGTTCCAAGCTTAGGAACTTGGTTCCCTGTTTATTCTGACCGCAATGGAACGGTGATTTGTGCATCCCGTCTATAGCCTCCTGCAGATCCATGACTGAGTAACCCTCAGTTAATCGGGCATCAACTGCCTTGTAGGTTGGGCTTTTAGGATTCAATCCTGCCTTGGATTTAGGGTGAAGTTCTTTGTAATGTTCAACCACATCCATTATGGCACGTTCCCTGCTATTATATATATTAATATTATCTTTATAATTAATTCTTTTATTATTACTAATACTTTTTTTCTTTGACCCACTTTCTTTTTTTAGACCTTGAACAGCAACCGTCAAAAGTTTGACGCTATCTACCAATTCCGCTATGGCGGCAGGTAGGGAGGTGTCCCTAAGCGGATTCATTTTTAATTCTGTTTCGTAATCCATGCTTCCCCCTTAAGATGGGACACAACCTGACGCATAAGGGGGTTAGGAAGGAAAGAAGCGTCAGGTTATGCCCACATCAGTAAACTACCATAATCTACAGAATACTCAAGCTGAGTATCTGTCTAGAATGGCACATCTTCTGAGGTCTGAATGGGTGGCGGGCCAACAGTTGACCAATCCTCCACTCGTTCCTCTTCCTGATATTTGATGACCTTTGGATAGCCATCCTCGTTTGGCCCCATGACTGCGCGACCTCTGCGTCCCGTCAGGCTGTTTAACTCGTCCTCGTTCTCAGGACGCTTGGTTAGACCCAACCCTGAAAGGAATTGGTCTAACTTCCACATCGCATTCTCTGTGAGGAAGACCCGGTCAAAGCATCGGAAAGTTTTCCCGCTGCTGTAGACACCTTCGAGTTCAATCTCGATGCCCTGTGTTCCTGTCCGGTAGGTTTTGTATCCTACAGTGGTAACCGAATAGTCGTACTCTCCCTTGGGGAATACAAACGGTGTATCGGTGTTAGCTGCAGTTGCAGTTACTGTACTTTTTCCATCAGGATAAGTAATCATTAAGTTCTCCTATGCTTTGGTGTTTAACCAATTGTTTAACTGTTTAATTTTGCCAAGCTCTAATCTGCTTAGAACCTCCGGCGTTATGATATCGATCTCTCCATTCTTAAGTTCTTTCTGAACGCTCTTGAGCGCTGCAGACACTATGCTCTCGTCCTCTTCCAAGGATTCGATCAAGGTCATGGTGGTTGCTATCTCAATCTTCTGCATGTCCACACCCATGGCCTCTAGATACTGACCGTAAGACAGGGGAATCTTGTTGGGCATCTCATACCCCACACGACTCTTCACTAGCCTACCCGGCTCAGGCTCGAACACAAGCCATCGGTCAGACCCAACGGACTGCGCCTTGTTTTTCTCACCCTCTCGTTGGATGACTCGCACGTCTGTGCAAGCGTGTCCGATTTGGTCACACCAAGAGTTCACTACTGCTAGTGAGTTTTTGGGTATGCTTGCGGCAACAGCAGTCCAATCAGTGCTAAGGCTACTCGAAACCTTAGCTTGACCTGTGTGCGAGAGAAGAATGACTTGCATCCCCTTGCACCACTGTAGCTCATCAAGATCTTGATGCAGAAACTTCTTCAGTTCCTGAGCCACCGCAGCATTCCCCTTACCGAATGAGTTAAATCCCTCTTTGCCACGCGAGGAGTTGTACACTCCATCAAAATCCCTGTGGCATATGTGTCTCTCTAAAAGAGATACCATGTTATCGAGGGTATCAATAGCTACCGTTTTAAAGTCATGGTCTTCTTCTTGAAGAACCTTGACTGCGTCAACCACATCCTGCCACGTCTTACATACCCCATCTGTGGGTAGCGTAGGGACAGTTGTACCAACCGCACCACTCTCCGTAGCAATGATGATAGGACTCTCCGCATTTGCGGCGAAGGTGGTTTTCCCTATGCCGGGATCTCCAATTATCATTAGTCTAGGTGGTGGCTTGATGCGCTTCTCCTTTGATTTGTTCAGTGAAAACCTGCTCATTTTTCCTCCTTAGTTATATTTAATTCAGGATGCATGTCATCCATGTACTCAAGATTAGTTGCAGTGGCGAGTTCTGCCATCCCCTGACAGACATCGAAGTAAGCACATAGCCCAAACCCACTGCGACAGTTGGCCGTACTACGTGTCCAACAACCGTCTTTCTCTCTCTGACTTATTCTTTTGGCTTGTATTTCCAACTCCCACAATGCTCTATAGCGTTCTTCCTCTGTATAGTAAAGCTCTTTTCTGTAGAAGGGGGCATAGCTAGACATATAATATACTCTCATGTCTTCTAAGTCCTTCATCTTAGGTCTGTTTTTATAAAGTACGTCATACAAAATTTTTGGCGGCTTGTCAGAACCGTCATCATATTTTTTTCTCATGGCCTCCTGATACAGGACAAGCTGTATGTTCATGCCGCTGTTTAGCTGTTTCCAATAGGTTCCTCCCATGCTAGTGGCAGTCCTATCACCGGATGTCTTATGCTCAATCAGCACAAGCCTTCGGCTTTTCTTCTCCCTAATCAGGCCATCGATTTTTCCCCCAAACTTCTGACCTCCCAAGTAGATCTCGAACTCCTCCTCCACCGACACCGTTTCGTATTTTGCATGGTGCGCGTCATACCATTTCTCGTAGTAGCCACGCAGCAAAATCATCGCTTGGTCTATGATAAGGTGAGTTTCAGGTAGGTCTTCCTCTACCTCTGCCACCTGTTCCATGTGCCACACTGCGTGTATCACATCCTTCTCGTGCAGAAAACACTCAAGCCCTGCGTGGACAAGAGTGCCTAGCGTCATGGCATCTGACCGCACTACTTCGCGGTAACCATCGACGTATCTGTACTTGTACATCTGCTCACACTGTTGGTATTTCTTTAAAGCACTTTGGGTTATCATCCTACCCTCCCTATGAAGAAGTGTATAAGGGCTGCTAGGCCAAGCGACACTAAGGCCAAGGCAATCCTTACCCTCAGTGCTACTCGCGCCTCTACCGACTTCTTATACGCATTAGCCGCTAAGTATTTTAGCGCTGCCTTATGGTTGTTCTCATGTCGATGGTTCCACATCTATAGATCACTCCCCGGACTGTTGGCATCTGCCATCCGCTTGCGCAGTCGCGTCAGTGCTTGAGCGTACGCATCCTCTGCGCTCTCGTTTTCTCCGCACAAGGAATGCCCCTCACCTAGCCACATAGCCCCATTGCAGATGGATTGGTTTACCCACTTAGCCATGGCAGGTGGCATCATGTTTTGGTCATAGAGAATCTCTTGGAGATGCTCCACCTTAAACATAAGATCGTCCATCACACTCATGCCTACTCCTACGCAGAACTCAAGTTCTGATACGACTTTTTCCTCATTATTTCTGTTTAGATTGCTCATCTTTTTTTCCTTCCTTTGTTTTCTTAACTGTACCGTTGGGCTGCAGCCGAGTGGCTTCATCCCCATAATTATTATGCAACCAATGATGGAATCGCTCCCACCCCCTTATATATTCCTTGCTTAAACCACTTTGCATTTGTCTCCCTTTCCAAATTTGTAGAGGTAGAACCCCGGACTCTTGTGCAGGGTCTGTCCCATGTGGTACTCGCTCGACCCCCTTGAGCCAAACTCTAACTTCCATGGAGTTTGTGTGCAGTTCCTGCCACGCGCTCCTGTCTCAGGTAAGTCATTTCTTATTGCCATAAAGGCAACGCCATCGTGGCGCAGTATATCTTGTATTTCCCCTATTAGGCTGTTCGCCTTCTCTCTGTCTAGCACGTTGGCTACGTAGATGCAAGTGACGAGGGGCCATTTACACCCTAAAGTCCACTTCGCATCGACATGGTAGGGGTCATATCCCCAACACTTTACTCCCTCCTGCAAGAGGTCACGTATATCGTCACCCCTTCCACACCCATAGTCGAGCATGTTTGTGTCGAACGTTTGGTTCGGCTGAGTAGTGTCTACTCTCGCCTTTTCGAGGTGTCCATTCTCTAACAAGTAGCGCATAGGCACACTCATGTACATCCGGCTCTTGGCTGTACTCCCTCCCACAATTAAATCCCTTGGGTCTGTGTCGGGCATAGCCAATACATCATCGGTTAGCTTCATCCGCGCACTCCCTTAGTTGTGTTTTTCGGCACAGGCACACCACAAACCGACCGTTCGGTGCCTTGTACGAAGACACTTGGTAGGTTCTGTATTGATGCGCCGGGTAAGTCTCGATGTACTCATCGACATAGTTCTGCACCTCGCATGGATGCCCACTCACATCTAAGCAAATGGTTCCATCGAACCCGTAGCTGTTATGGGTTTCAATTTTTAGTTGCATGTTATCCATTTTTTCCCTCCTTTGTTCCTATGATATATCCACAAGCCCCGTTATGAGCGCCTGTTCGGTACCACAAACTGTTGTTCTCTCGCATTCTTCACAAGTATATCCTTCCGCATCAGGCTCTACACACGAGGTGGTAAAGCTTTGACAGTCGGTACAAAAACCTGTGTAGCTATCTGAGTATTCAATATATTCTTGCTCTGTGATTGAAATTGCCTTCATTAGTGTACTACCTCCACAATATTCTTTCGCGTGTCTCTCTCTCCCTGTTTCCCATCGCATAGCCCACAGTCACTGCAGGTTGTCTTCGCCACCGCTAGTGTCGCACTCGACGGACAGAGTATTTCATCGTCCTGTTTTTGCTTGATATTATCTATAATTCTGAAGGTTCTAAAGCCTAGCACCTTGGCCCTATCTTTTGCCCCTTCATCCATGTAAGGGTCTATGCTTGCCATTGCGAAGTTCGCAAGATGCGGAGCATTTTCCCAATTGTGTGTATAATTGCTGAATCTTCTCTTAGCCATTTATCGCCTCGTAAATTTCCTTGGTTTGTTTGGGCGGCACTGCCCCCATGTCCCCTGCTGCGCCTACCCGGATGTCCCTATCCACATCCCGTATTGCTTGCAGCCCTTCCTCCCATTCGGTTGGCTTGTCATGCGTGGATTTATGCACATTGTTTGGGGCATATACCCACGTCACATAGCACTTGCCTTTGTCCTGCTCACCTGCCTTTTTCCTCTGCCTCGCTAAGAACCACCGCAATGGGCATTCTCCGCAATAGCTTACATCATCCCCCCTTGCCATGATATCGGTTAGCTTGTCCCGACTATCAGGCAATATCCAAATTTGCGCCATGTTTCCAATCTTCTCGTTGGCTGTTTTTGTCTTTAGATTCGAGACTACAACCCGAATCGGTTTCCCATCGTACATGCTAGGCCCACGCCATAGTACATACGTTGACTTCTTAATCTTTGCCATGTTTCCCCCTATTCGGTTGGTGCTATGTGCTGCGCAATCCACTGCACATCCACCCTATCTATAAAATCGTCAAAGCTTTCTTCATGCACAAAGCGCAGAAGCTGCCTTGTCCCATAGGCAATACCCTTTGCCGTTACCCATTGGTCTACCATGAGTTCCCGCATCATGTGCAGCAGCCCTAGCAGATCTTCAGTTAGATGGTCAGCTATGTGGTCAGGATGTCCTAACTCTTGAAGCTGCACCAAGTACGCAGGTTTATCCTGAATGAATCCTAGCAGCCTAGCGCTTAGGCTTTCATCCCTGTTGTACATCGTCATATTTTTCCCCTAGTCCAAGTTTGTTTAAACCCTCGAAGATTATCTCCTCGATTCCTACTTCATGCATCAATCGCGCAGCCAATCTCTTGCGGGATGTCTTGCGCAAATGTTCATCAATATGCGCAGCCAAATACCACGCAGTCTTTCTCAAAATCTTATCCATTTTTCTCGCTCTCTTTCTTCGCCCAATTCCTTGATTGCCCCTTGATGAATCCCGATTGCTTTTTAGCTACCGATTTCAGGTGCTTACCATCTAGTCTATTCCAATCTTGGGGATGGTTTAGTGCGTTATAGTATAACGTTTTCCAAATATCATCCCCCTTGGCTAGTGCTTCATGTAGCACGGACACGAGAACCACACGAGTTCTTAAAATCAGTGCGCGTTCCTTGTTATCACCCTTTATGGGATGCATATTGCGTATCGTTTCCTTCATCGAGTAGCCCCGTCGCTTGCTCGACTTTTCAATCTTTTCCTTTAGGCTTAGGTTTAGGTGCGCCTGTTGACGCACCCAACCTTCCCCTCGCTTGCGATCCTTATCTAGTCGCGCTCTACCCTTGTTCTTGCCCATCTATAATCCCCTTGAGTTGGTCTAATACCTTTTGCTTGCTACCCTTCAAGCCATACTCTGCCTTCACCATCTTGTAGCAGCTTGGCCCTCTGCGTGACAGGCCCAATATTTCGAGCTTTAGCCCTGCTAAAAGAACCTTGGCTCGATAGTTCAAGATATCATCTTGAGCAGTCAGCACCCTAACCTCCCGCACTTGCGGTATTCTTCCTGTATACATCTTATCGCCTTCCCGTTAAGATTCGCACAAGCTTCACAGGAGCAGGTAAAAAGCTCCAATATACTTGCTTGCATTTTGCCTTGAGCTTTAAGCTCTCTGCTCTCACAGTATTCACACGACCAACGTGTGGTCCCGCCGGAACAAAGTCACAGCTTAGATTTAGCCATACTTTATCGGCGGTATCGTTCACCGCATCAGCTTGCTGCCATGCTCGAATCCGTGCTAGGCGCACCTCCAACGGCATGGTTTGTTGTGTAAAAGTTTTCATGTTTTGTCCTTCCTACATTGTTGTTAGCCTACCTTGATATAGCACCACACATTGTTGTGCTTAAAGTAGATATTTTCTTCCCCTACAAATCGAATCGTAATCCATCCCAACTTGGGTAAGTCTTTAATTTCGTACTCAGTCATGCCAAACCTTAATGCACCTACTGTGCCATGTTTAGTGCCAAGTAATATCAATAACTTAGCCTATGTTAATGGGGTAATTAGGCCCCAATTAGTGGTGCCTTTATACCCCATGTGGGGTACTTAGGCCCCATTATGCGAAACTTCCAACGCGATAGGTGCAAACTTCGTACCCTTGCGCTTCCATGCCCATGTATTGTCGAGCAAAAGCCATGGCTTTTGTAGCGTTTACGCCACACAAGCTTGTGATAACCTTGCCTTGCAAGTGCAAAGCGCAATCGAATTTGCCGTCCCCATACTGTGCTGCGGCAAGATAGACTCTTGAGTTTTCGCCATTGCTCTCATTACCAAAGTAAGAGAATAATTTAGCCTTGCTTGCTGCACCCTTAGCCGTTTTATAGGCCGGAGCATAATCCACAATGCCGCCATTTCGCTTGCGTACCTTGACCGTTCCCTTGCGGGACACCTTGTCACTTGTACGTTCACGCTTCAATTGCTCAGGTAATGCGCACGTTCCCGCACCATCATCGTCCTCAGCACGATAGCATATCGCCATACTTGCGCCTCCTATGTCTTTGCAGCGTTGTAGCTGCGTTCATGCAAACATACATTGCATCCAACGTGCCAAGTATTTACTTGAGCAATTACAGACAGTTAAGAAATAGGGGATGGGGTGCTAAGGCATCAGTTTTTAGGGGTGATTTGGCAAGTCATTGATATCATTATGATTCAGGGTGGGGTAAAAAGCCCCATGGTGGGGTAGAAAGGCATCAGATTGAATGGGTCTTTAAGTCATTGATATCATTAGGGAAATACTGTCATTATACTATTAAAGGGAGGTTTAGATAACTGCATGATATCATTGAAGAAAATAGGTATTGCAATCATTAAGGATTTAGGATAGAACGGGAAGCATAGACAAAACAGACAATTAGAGGCGATAGCTAATGCCCGTTATTATCATTCACAGCAA